GCAATCCACCACCGCCAGCAGCCCGAACCCCGCCGCCGCCAGCCCCGCCACCAGCGCATCAGCCGCGGCCGCCTGTTGCTCGATCCACGCCGGCGCATGATCGTGATATGCCATCTGTCACCCCCGAATCATCGGGCCCGGCACCATGCCAGACCCACACCGGAACAGAAGCGGAAACCGTGCCAGCCGGGACACCACACCCTCGCGCGTGCGCGCGTGCGCGCTGGCCACGGGATGCGATGGCTGGATGGCAGCAGAATCAACGGTTTAGCCTGTAGATTCCCGCGCGCCAATCACACCCGAGCCCCTCACCACACCCGGCACAGTCCATGCTTACCCGTTGAGAATCCGCCACTTATGACGGGAACCGGACGTGTTGGTTAGTGCTCACTCACACCGATCGGATCGGACCCGGACGCACGCGTGCGCGAGGTCGTGTTCGCCAGCCTGCGCGTGCCAGGCAGCGCGTTCTCGCCAGCGCGCGTGTTCGTGCGTGGGTGCGAGCGCTTGCGCGTGGGTGCGTGCGCGCGCGGGTGCGGGTGCGGGGGTGGGGGGCCTGGACCCGGACCGAGGGGGGGAGGGGGGCTTGAGCTCACAATAGGGAACCTCATGCACGCCACGCTCCTCTCTCCCCGCATTCTCCGCATCCACATGTTTTCACTCGGCTTTCCGTGCCATGGTTCCACGTGGAACGCGGGCTGTCTTTTCGACCCCTGGGGGGGTGTCTGCAGGCCCGGAATTTTTTTTGGAATAATCTGGTGTCGGAAGGGGTGCCGGGAGTTGAACCCGGCGGCGATGGGTTTGCAATCCCTTGCCGGTGCCCCACCACCCCCATTACGTTCCACGCCGAAGGCGGGGCAATGTGTGACGTGCTCGGGCACGTGGACACCTTCGTTGCTCCCGGTTTCGAGTTTATCCAGGCGGAGGAGAGTCTGTTTGGACTCTAATCAGGGTGCTCATGCGCCCTGCCCTGGCTTATGACCGCCGCTAGCGGGAGCGGTTGGGTCGGCTCTGGTGAACAAGCCCTCTTTCGCGTCCGTTTGGTGGGGCTACCTTCCCTCGAGCATCGTGGCTGCGCTGAGGGCGGGCCGGACAGCTACCTGAGTGAAACGATAGGCGCGGGATGCGGCGGCGTCAAGTGGGTGCCCACTTCGTCGGTGGGTATTGACAAGTCTGTGAGTGGTCACTTACAGTCCGGGCCACAACGCCTCCCGTTGTGCGTCCCGCCTGGTCGAGCGCGGACGCGACAGCTACCCAGACCTAGACGGCCCCGCGGGACTGCCCCTGTCGGGGCCGTTGACTTTCTGGCGGCTGCGGCGTTACGCTCGCGCGCGTAAGTGCTCACTCACATGGAGGCGTCTATGGGTTGTCCTTGCAAGGGTCGAACGCCTGTTCGGCCGCGCCCTGCGCCACCCCCGCCGGGAAGATGACACCGCGCCGCCGCGAGGAGTACGCCAGGCTCGATCAGGTCGGGTTCGATGTGATCGAGGCGCTGCTCTCGAAGGAAGGCAGTTCTGCCCGTGAGCTGGCCAGGGGGTACGGCGTCAGCGAGTTCAATCTGCGGCTCTGGCGCCGGTATCGGCGCACGGAGCTTTTCCTCTCCGAGCTGGACCAGCTCGATTTGCTCGACATGATCGGGGATGGTGCGACTGTTGCCGGGATCGCGCGCGACAACGACCTTTCTCTCAACATCCTGGACGCCTGGATTCGCAAGAATGTGGCGGCCGAGGACATCGAGCACGCCCGCGAGCTCGCCGCCGACGCGCAGTTCGAGCGCACCAAGGCCGAGATCGACACCGCCGACGAGCAGTTTCACGTCACCCGATCGCTGGCACGACACGGAATCGAGAAGTTCCAGGCCGAGAGGACGACCCGCAAGTACACCGATGAGCGCTCGATACGGGTGCAGGCGCCCTCCGGCGTGATCTTTTCGGTCAACACCGGGCACCTTGACCCGGAGATCGCGCAGCCGAAGGCCGCCGAGGACGCAAAGTGAGCCGCGAGACGCCCATCGTTCGCTACTTCGCGCAGGACCCGGTGATTCTCGCCTTCCACAAGGACCGCTCGCCGGTGCGATTCCTGATCGGGCCACGCGGCAGCGGCAAATCAGGCTCCGGAATCATGGAAGGCATGACCGCCGCGGCCGAACAGACACCGAATCGTCAGGGCTTGCGCCGCTCGAAGTTCCTCGTGCTGCGCGACACCTACCGTCAGCTCCTCACCACCACGATCCCGTCATTCAAAAAGTGGTTGGGCTACGCGACGAAGTTCTCCGGGCAATACCCGATCATCGCGCGCACCCACGTCCCGCTCGCCGATGGCACCAAGGTCGACATGGAGACGACGTTCCTCGCGATGGACGGCGAGAACATCATCGACAACCTGCAATCGTTCGAGGCGTCTTTCGCCTGGATCAACGAGGCGCGCGGCATCGAACGCCCCGACGTCGTCTCCATGGTGAAGGCCACATGCGGGCGCTTCCCCTCCAAGGACGAGGAAGGATGCAAGCGCTGGTTCGTGGTGGGTGATACAAACCCGCCCGACGAGTTTCATTGGCTCTATCACGCCGACATGGTCGAGTCGGTCGAGGGCTGGACGATCTTCAAGCAGGTCCCGCCGCTCATCTACAAGGGCCCGGTAGGAAACTACCTGCCCAAGCGCGACCTCTACGAGCCCAACCCGGCGGCGACCTACGCGCGCATCCAGAACGCGGGCTACGATTACTGGCTCGACATGATCCCGGGATCGTCGGACGCCTTCATTCGGACCATGGTGATGGGGCAGTACGGCACGCTCGTCACCGGGAAGCCGGTCTACGAGAAGTCCTGGCACGAGGACTGCATCAGCGCAAAACCGCTCGAGATCGCCGATGCGCTCACCGTGCACGTCGGCATCGACACGTCCGGCCTGCACCCGGCCGCGGTGTTCGGACAGATCGCCGGTGGCCGCTTGAACATCGTGCGCGAGATCCATGTCGAGGACACCCCGTTCGAGGAATTCCTCGAGGGGGCGTTCGCGCCGTTCGTGATGGAGCATTTTCCGCGCAATCCGATCATGTGCCATCTGGACCCGTCGAACCCGAGAAGCGGCATCGGCGGCAAGAACGCGCTGCAGATCATGGGGAAATTCGGCTACGAGGCGACGCTTGCCTCAACGAACCGCATCAACGCGCGCCTCGGCGCGGTGACCTATCTCCTGCAACGCAGGAACGCCATGTCGATCGACCCGAGCTGCAAGCTCATCATCGAGGGCTTCCGCGGCAAGTACCACTACAAGAAGATGGAGAGCTCCGGGCTCATCGTCGCGCACCGTCCGATCCCGGAAAAGAACAAGTACGCCGACGTCCATGACGGCCTGCAGTATCTCTCCCTTGGCGCCTCGGCCACATCGCGCCGCGTCGAGTATCACGCGCCGAAACAACAGGTGCTCTGGGCATGAAGTGGATTCTGACAGCCCTCGCAGCCCTCGCAGCCCTCGCGGTGCTCGCCTGGGCGACCGGAGTTGTCCTGGTGGCAATCGGACCGAGGATGTGATGGGCGAGATCATCGACATAGACGCGCAGAAGCCCCACACCGAGGGCCCGGCGCGCTGCCTGCTCTGCGGCCATACCTGGCGCGCGGTATGCCCGAGTGGCGTGATCTTTTTCGAGTGCCCGCAATGCGAGACGATGCACGGCACCTTCCACTACACGGTGCTGAATGACGCTGCTCATTGGCATTGCCAATGCGGCGGTTCGCTTTTCCACATCACCCAGAAGGGCGTCTATTGCCCGATCTGCGGTGGTTACCAGGATTTCGGTAAATCGGTGGCCTGATGGCGCGCTCATACCCATCGCAAGAAGCCCTGGCCGTCAAATCCGACGAGAAATCGCTCATCAGCGAGCGCCAGGCGAACGAGGCGCAGTATTACGACCCGCTCGCGCAGATGGTGATTCGGCGCTGGTGGGACGCGGTCCAATGGATGCGCTCCGATGTGATCGCGAACTATCCGGTCGAGACGACCCTTCTGATGTGCGATCGGCAGCGCCGCGGCGTCTACGAGCCCGACGAAGTGCCGCTCCTTGGCGGCATCGACATCTACGTGCCGATGACCGACATGAAGTGCATGGCCGCGGAGGCGTGGCTGCGCGATATGTTGGGCGGCGTCTCGGAAATGCCATGGACGGTGCAGCCGACGCCGGTGCCGGAGCTCCCGGCGCGGCTCAAGGTGAAGGTGCTGCGCGATCTCAAGATGGCGATCGTCGAGGCGGTCACCGGAGGCCAGGCGGTGCAGGCGGCGCAGAACCTCGCCAGCATGCCACCGCAAATGTCGGAGCTGATGTTCGGCCAGATGATCGCCAACTACCCCGGCGATCTCGAGGAGCTCGCGAAAAACCTGAAGGTCACGCAGAAGCTCCTCGCGGTGAAAGAGGCCAAGCGCGCGTCGACCAACATGGAAACGCTGATGCGCGATCAGGCCGTGGAAATGAACTTCCAGGGCACGCTCAACCAGATTTTCTACGATCTCGTCACCTTCCCCGCAGCGATTCTCAAGGGCCCGGTGCTCCTGGACAAGCCGCGCATCGTCTGGGAGGGCAACCGCCGCGTCGTGAAGAAGGAATCGCGCCTGGACGCCTATCGCGTCGCGCCGTTCGACTTGAAGCCCTCGCCCGACTCATCGACCACGCAGAACGGCACCTACGTCATCGAGAAGTCACGCATGACGCGCCGCTCGCTCTCGTGGGCGCTTGGCCAGGCGTACTGGATCGACGCCAACATCAAGCGGATTCTGCAGGAGTACCGCAGCCAGAATCGCAACTGGCTGATCGACGACTACGCACAGAATCCGGAAGTGCAAAACGTCATCACGCTCTGGC